ATCTTATTTTACCCGAATTTTTGAACGAAAGCAAGACAAGCGTGAGAAAAATTGAGTTTAGAACAGATTAAGGAATTATTGAAAGCCTACGCAGGATGCGAGGCGGTAACAAATTTGATAAATGATGCCGGCGGTCTGATCTTCATGGATGCAGACTGCCAGCTTCTGGCAGAGGTTGAAGATTCCATATTCAACGTACTTAGTGATGGATTGAGTGATGATGCGATAGAAGAGGTGTTCGGCTGCATGAAGAAAAACGATGCGAAGCGTATCTTTGAGATCCATAGATTGGAAGGTGCAGCATGAACATGCCGGACAATTACGATTATTTCTGTATGCATGAGGCGGAGATGGATGAGAAGCTTGATCGCAGACCTGTATGCGTGTGCTGTGAGGAACATATTCAGGATGATCATGCATACAACATCGGCGGTGAATTATATTGTCCGGATTGTATGGAATCGCAATTTAGGGTGGAGATCGACTGATGTATTACAGAGAATGCCCTTGGTGTGGCAGTAACTTAGATCCTGGTGAGCGATGTGAGTGTCGGAAGAGGTCGCAGGAGCAAAAGAAAAAGATTCTTGCCATGTATAAGGATGGCGAGGACGGGCAGATAACAATGAATTTGGAGGATATGGTATATGGCGCTTAAGGCGTGGAGTGAAATGAGAAATATTGATGTCACTCCGTACTGCGAGGAGCGAGACGGAATGACATATCTGAATTGGGCGAAATGCATCGATCTGTTGCATGAGAATGGAGCAGAAAAAGTGTATTGGGTGCCTATTCCGGATGAAAAGACCGGAAGCAGCCTGCGGATGGCAGAAAATGACTTTAAAGACAGTAAAGGAAATACGAACCGGTGTTACGAGACACGAATTAAGGTTGTTATTGATGATAACAAATACGAGATGCAGTCGCCGGTTATGAATGGTACTAATCCAGTCAAGGATAATTCTATGAGCCAGCAGAGAGTATGGAACAGTATGTGCAGGTCATTTGTGAAGTGTGTGGCGATACATACAGGCCTTGGTTTTAATTTGTGGCTTAAGGAAGAGATGCAGCCGTTTAATAACAGAATCCCAAAGAATGAAGAGAAGCCGAGTCCGGCAAATATCAAGATTCTGAAAGATATGTGTATCAAGCACAAGGTTAATCTTGAGTATTGGATTAAAACCAATGGGAAAACATGGGACAGTTTATCAGCTGATGATGTCGGTGCTATGTTGAATAGCCTGAAAGCAAAGTATGGTGATGATTGATGTATACACTTGTGGATGTGAAGCAGTACCGAGAGAGCGATAAGGGGACGGATCTTGTAGTTTCCGTCCCTGGTATGAGGCTTGGCGGTATGTTCCAGAGAAAGAAGATCAAAAACGCAGAGATCCGATTTGACGATGGCCGGCATATATCTGCAGAGCAGAGGAAGAATGCGTATGCCACCATCAGAGATATTGCAGATTGGACCGGGTACCCGCCGGAAGAAATGAAGGAACGATTGAAGTATGAGCATATGATTCGCACCGGTGATCCGTATTTCAGCCTTTCTAACTGTTCTATGGACATGGCGCGTGAGTTTATCAATACGATACTCGAATTTGCTTTAGAGTGGGGAATACCGCTTTCCGAGAATGCGATAGACCGAACGGATGATATAGGTAGATACTTATATTTCTGTTTGATCCATAAGAAATGTGCTGTCTGTGGAAAAGATGGGGAAATACACCATGAGGATGCGATCGGAATGGGGAATGATCGCCGGAAGGTAGATGATTCCAATTACAAGAAGATCTGCTTATGCAGAGAACATCATACGATAGCGCATCAGATGGGCGTGATTCGATTCCGGCAGATGTACAAGGTATATGGAATTGTAGTGAAGGGAGAGAAACTTATTGATACAGATTGAGAATATCCCTCGTGGGCATGAGAACGCAGTACAGCGTCCGGCTAACCCATTAGAGGATAGAAAGTTAAGAAGAGAGATAGAGCAGGCAAATCAGAACGGCGATTGCATTATCAACGTGGGCAAGGGCTATTACCGCCCGGTTCCGGGGAATGCGACCGACGAGGCGGAGCTGAGACAATATCTTGCCAAGGAATTATCTCGGGCAAGGAAAATACATTCAAAACGTTTGGCGATGCGACAGACGTTCGAAAGGTGGCGAGAGGTTGGAATACTTACTGATAGTGCATGCGAGGCTTAACAACCTCAATGATTACATATCCGCAGAGCGGACGAGCCGATATATGGGTGCTGATATGAAGGCGCGGAATGAAGCACTTGTGAAGCTTGCAATCAAACAGCAGATGAGGGGCATCAGAATCGAAGAACCGGTGTTTATGGAATATCGGTGGTATGAGAAGAACCGGCGGCGTGATTTGGACAATATATCGTCTTTCGGGCGCAAGGTTATTCAGGATGCTTTGGTGCAGACACATGTGCTCCAAAATGACGGCTGGAAAGAAATCGAAGGATTCTCGGACGAGTTTTTTGTAGATGCTGATAATCCCCGAATTGAAGTTCTGATCCGGGAGGTGTAATGAGTTGGATGGATAAAAGCAGTTTTGTCATGTATACGAAATATCTCCGGAACATTCAGAAGCTTACAATGGAGCAACGAGGATTGCTGTTTACGGCAATATTAAGCTATGCATCTGATCAAGAGATGCCGGAGCTGGATGCTGCTACTGATATGGCATTTAGTTTTATTCAGGAGCAGATGGATCGGGATCATGAGATATATTTTGAGAAATGCCGGAAACGTAGTGAAGCCGGTAAGTTAGGTGGTAGACCTAAAGCAAATGCTTTTGATGAAAACCAAACGAAAGCAAAAAAAGCAAATGTTTTTTTTGAAAAGCAAAATAACCCTGATACTGATACTCATAATCATATTCATTCTCATACTCATGATGATGAATTAAAAGAAAAGAATAAAGATTCTCTTGTTGAAGCAAATGAATTATTTGAACGTATTTGGAAGATGTATCCGAACAAGAAAGGCAAAGGTCAGGTGTCGGATGCCCAAAAGAAGCGGCTACTCGCAATCGGGGAAGATAGGCTTGTTAAGGCGATTGATCGCTACAGTCTTGAATTGCAGAAGGACGCCGGCTGGCGGAAACCACAGTACGGGAGCACATTCTTCAACAGTGGCTATGTTGATTATCTGGATGAGAATTATGAGCCGGGGCGATCGGTACCGCCGACAAAGGAGAATGCATTTAACAACTTCACACCGCGAGATAACGATCTGGCTGATCTCGAACGCAAGTTGTTGAATCATGGGTTGTAACACCCGCCGGATGGCGAAAGAAACCATCAACGCAGAGGAACGCGAGGAATACCGAATAGTTATCACGAGCCATCTTGGTTACCTTGCAGGGGCGGAAACGCCCCACTTCCCAGAGGAGATTGAGAGCAATGTTGACAGAGGAAAATTTGGGATTTGTTGAGAGTGGTCCGGTACCCAAGCACAATGATCCAGAAGCGATAAAGAGATTTAAAGCTGCGCCGACCTATTACGGTAGCGGGCGGATCTGCAGCTATGGAGATAAAACAAAGGTGTGTGATCCGAGTTGCCGGTTCTGGAATACCTGCATCAAGGGCAGACACAGAGAGGAGAAGTAATGCACGGAGTAAATCAGAGAGAGCGGTTAATCCCGATGAGCGTGTACCGTAAGGAGCTTGCGAAGGCGCGTCTCGGTGATAACATCGCGAATCATATGGGTTTCATTTTTACAGCGGTTTTGTATGACAAGTTTGATTTGACGTTTAAACAGGTCACGAATTTTTACAGCAAGACCATTGAGCGTCGGAAAGCTTGGCAGGACGATGACAACGAAAAAATCACGAGCGAAAGCATGATGGAGTATTGCCAAAAAAAGAAAATCGATGTGATCAAGTGGGTAAAGTCGATCCCGATGCCACAAAAGTTGTATATGGCGGATATTCAGAAAGGGCGCGCGGTGCTTGGTGCAGATCGGAACATCGAGAGTGCACTTGCATCCACGATGTATCTGACAATCCCGACACTGAAGGAGTCTTATCGGTTCTCGAATGCCAAGATCGAGGAATTTATGAAGTGGGTTGCGTATTACATTGATTCCTATTGGCGCAAGCAGCCGAAGAGCAAGGAGCATTTTCTGACGGATGAGATTATCCGGAATCAGTTCATCGAGGATGAGAAGTGGGACATTGTTACAGGAAGGGCGGTGTAGATGCGAAAACCGATTCCTAAATCTGTTAGAAAGCTGGTGTATGCAAAATATAACGGTCACTGTGCTTATTGTGGCTGTGAAATACCGGAGAAAGGCTTTAATGTAGACCATTTGCATTGCCTTAGATATTATGAGTACACCGAAGAATTTACCGGAATTGACGTACACGACATAAGCAATCTGATGCCGTCTTGTGGTTCGTGCAATCGCTACAAGTCAACAATGGATTTGGAAATATTCAGAGAGGAGTTACAGAAGATACCTGATAGGTTGAAAAGAGATGTGTGTACATACAATATTGCAGTCAGGTATGGCATGGTGCAGGAAAACAGAGAACCGATAAAGTTCTATTTTGAGAAGGTGGGTGAAACGGATGGCAATTAAGCCGATTTTATTCAATACGGAAATGGTTCGGGCGATTCTGGACGGGAGAAAGACCGTGACAAGGCGATTAGTTAAATTCCTTTCGAGAAAAAATCCAAATTGGACAGGGTATGTTAAGGATGGATTGATGCTTTATAACGGAAGGAATGAGCCGTGTATCAAAAAAGCACCATATCAGCTGGGCGACATATTGTACGTGAGAGAATCGTATTCGGAATTGTCCTTTGGATATGTATATAAGGCAGACGGGGAGAATATTGACCATCTTGGAAATGTGATAAAGTGGCACCCGTCAATCCACATGCCGAAAGAGGCGGCACGTATCTGGCTTAAGGTTACGGATGTTAGGGTGGAGCGGTTGCAGGAGATGTGGGCGAGCGATGCGTCAAAAGAAGGGCTACAGTTTAATAAACCAACAACAGCCAATGAAATGTTGCAAGCATTTGCCGAATTATGGAACAGCACAATCAAGAAATCCGACCTTGACCGCCACGGATGGGATGCGAATCCGTGGGTTTGGGTTATCGAATTTGAGCGGTGCGAGAAGCCGGAATAAGCGTTTTAATAAAATTGTTGATTAAAGTCAATATTTTTTGCAATTAGTTGTGATAAACAATAGCATAAGTAAAACCCACATGCGATATTCTGACATCGCATGCGTAAGTAAATCGAAAGGAGTAAGAGGTTTGCTGGCCAGCGTGAAAGAGCTCTTTACTCCGAAGATAATAATGGAATCAGTAAAAGAAAGAATGGAGAGAATCGGGGCATATGCAAAGATTGCTTCATTCATGCAAAAAGAGAAACAGGACTATGCATATAAGAGGAAATACGCGCAGATCAGAGCCGAAGAGTTCAGATCAGAGTGCGATAGGCGTGGACTTAATTGTCATGTATCAGTAGGTGGATTGGATAGCATCATTCTATACATGTTCTTGCATGAGGTGTGTCACATAGATGTGCCTGGTGTATCGGCTTCGACACTAGAGGATGCGAGCATCCAGAGAGTACATAAGGCAATTGGAATTATAAATGTGCCGCCTTTGATGCGAGAGGATGGCACACGATGGACAAAACCAAAGGTCATACAGAAATTCGGATTTCCTGTTATATCCAAAGAGATTGCCGGAAAGATAGAACTTCTTCAGAATCCAACGGAGAAGAACAAGACCGTCAGACATGCCATTATAACCGGCGAAACCGGAGAATATGGTGGATGGCAGAAGAATTCGAAGATGCAGCTCAATCAGCGATGGTTGAAGTTGTTCGGCGGATATGAAAATGAGACGGAAGGATGCGACTTCCAAAAGCCGGATTTCCTAGTATCAGCGAAATGCTGTTATTACCTTAAAGAAAAGAATTGTGACGATTGGGGTAAGGAACATAATAGCGTCCCTTATCTTGGATGAAAGAAACAACACCGTCCGGAATGTTTTATGATCGAAATATCGAGGGTGAATGGGTAACAGGAGAAGGTGCTGTATACAGAGATTTCAATGCGAAAATCCACTACATCAGCCGTGAGAATCTACAGAATGTCAATTTTGTAAAGTTCATTGCTGGTGTCGATTGGGGATATGAACATTTCGGAGCAATTGTGCTGATCGGGAAAGATGATCAGGGGTGCTACTATCTGATCCGTGAAATCGCACGGCAGTTTGAGGAAATAGATTTTTGGTTGGAACAGGCACAGGCTATAAAAGCAAAGTATGGAAATATTCCGTTTTACTGCGATTCTGCGCGACCAGAATATGTAAAGAAGTTCAAGAAAAATGGATTGCGAGCCATCAATGCCAATAAAGCGGTATTAAGTGGAATTGAGCGTGTGGCGCAACTGTATAAGCAAAACAAACTGCGAATAGTAGATGATGTGGATCGGTTCCGCGATGAAATCTATATGTATGTGTGGAATGAGAAGACAGGGGAGCCGGTAAAGCTGTTTGATGATGTGCAGGATTCAATCAGGTACGCAATATACACAGATGAAAACAGCGGCTGGCTAGTGTAGTCATAGTCAAGGAGAATACATATGTTATCAGTTGAGGAAATTAAAAATTTTATACAAGATGATGCTTCTTCAGATAAAAAGAGATTTGCAAGAAAAGGTCAGGCATATTATGAAGGTGATCACGACATCAAACAATATAGACTATTCTACTACAACGCAGATGGTAATCTTGTAGAGGATAAGACAAGAAGCAATGTGAAGATTCCACATCCATTTTTCACTGAATTGGTGGATCAGGCGGTGCAGTACATGCTTTCAGGGAAAGATGGCTTTGTGAAATCGGATGATCCGGCGCTTCAGAAGCGGTTGGATGAATACTTCAATGAAAATGAGGACTTCACATCTGAACTTGCGGAAGTGTTGACCGGAAGTCAATCAAAAGGCTTTGAGTATATGTATGCATACAAAAATGAAGATAACAAGCTTTCATTCATGTGTGCAGATTCCATTGGCGTTGTTGAGGTAAGGGAAAAGGACACTGATGACGGATGTGCCTATGTGATATATTGGTATATTGATAGAATAGAGAAAGGGCACAAGAAAATCAAAAGAATTCAGGTTTGGGATTCTGAAAAGGTATATTACTATGTGCAGGATAGTGAAGGCGACATCATAGACGATGAATCAGAACCAATCAATCCTAAACCACACACACTGTATAAAAAAGAAGGGGATGAAGCCATCTATTACAAAGGATTTGGCTTTATTCCCTTTTTCCGTTTGGACAATAACAAGAAGCAGTTCAGCTGCCTGAAGACGGTCAAGGATCTGATTGATGATTATGATCTGATGGCAAGCAGCCTTTCAAACAATTTGATTGACTTTGATACACCAATCCATGTTGTAAAGGGATTTCAGGGGGATAACCTTGAAGAACTTCAGACGAACCTGAAAACAAAAAAGATCATTGGTGTTGATGAGGATGGCGGTGTGGAAGTACACACGGTTGATGTGCCATATCAGGCAAGACAGGCAAAGCTTGATCTTGATGAAAAGAATATTTACAGATTCGGAATGGGACTCAATACAGCAGGACTGAAGGACACAGCAGCCACAACCAACATTGCAATCAAGGCAGCATATTCATTGCTTGACCTGAAGTGTTCCAAGCTTGAAATCAGACTGAAGCAGTTTTTGCGGAAATTGTTGAAGCCGGTCATTGCTGAAATCAATGAGATTGACAAGACCGATTATCAGACGAATCAGGTGTATTTTGAATTCAACTATGAAATTATGTCAAATGAGCAGGAAAACGCACAGAATGCATTGACAGAAGCACAGGAGCAACAGACAAGAATCAACACACTTCTTTCACTTGCTTCACAGCTTGACAATGAAACGCTGATGCAGAATATCTGTGATGCACTTGATATTGATTATGAGGAAATCAAAGGCAAGCTTCCTGATCCGGATGAAGCAGAAAACACATTAAACGGAACACAGGATGCTTTGAATGGGGTGGTGGTAGATGAACCGACAACAGAAGGAAGTTCAACAGCAGTTTCTGAATAATGAAAAGACTGTTCTGAAGAAGCTCGAATCAAATTACAAGGATGCACTTGATGAAATCAATGATAGAATAGCAATCCTTCAATCAAGGAATGATGCTGATTTGCAGCATGTCATCTATCAAATTGAGTATCAGAAGGTATTGAAGGCACAAGTGCAAGCAATCCTAGATCAGCTGCACAATAATAACTTTGAAACTGTTTCTGAATATCTCACAAAATCCTATGAAGATGGTTTTGTTGGTACCATGTATGACCTGCAAGGCCAAGGAATCCCATTAGTGTTTCCGATTGATCAGGAACAGGTTGTGGATGCAATACAGCATGAAACAAAGCTATCTGAAAGCTTATATTCACGTCTTGGCAAAGATACAAAGGTTCTTTCCAGGCAGATTGCAGGTGAAATCAGCCGTGGAATATCGAATGCGGCTATGTATTCAGAGATTGCAAGGAACATTGCCGGATACGCAGGTATAAGTAAGAACAAGGCAATGAGAATTGCCCGGACGGAAGCACACCGGATCCAATGCAAGGCAACAGCTGATGCGCAGTGGAAGGCAAAGGAAAAGGGGGCTGATGTGGTCAAACAATGGGATGCATCATTGGATGACAAGACGAGGGACACCCACCGGCAGCTTGATGGTCAGATCCGGGAATTGGATGAAGTGTTTGAGGTACAAGGCAAGACGGCAATGATGCCGGGCGGCTTTGGCGATCCGGCTGAAGATTGCAATTGCAGATGTGCGCTGCTTCAGCGTGCAAGATGTGCGCTTGGTAACGATTATACAAAATGGTCACCAGATGCGCCGGTTTTGATTTCTGATGATGGCACTACACAATTTGTTAAGGTGGATGCAAAGTCTTTTACTGAATTCAAGGGGATATATAAGGATATTGCCGGACAAATGACCATGAACATGGAAAACAGAAATTCGAGCAATGTCCGATCCAATTCATATAAGTTTGATGTTCATGCGCCGAATATCAAAGATAAAAAAATAAGAAAAGCATATGATGATTTCAATACGGTTCTGATGCAATCAGAAGGAAATGAAATGATGGTTAATCGGTTGCTTATGGCAAGCGATATTGTTGAGTTCATTGAAGATAATAATTTACAACCGGTATTTTCCTATATTTCTGATCAAGATATAATAAAATATAACTCGAAAGCCCCAAATTTCAACTTGTATGATTTGAATTATGTGCAGGCTCACGAACTGTCACATAGAGTTGATATGAAAGAAATTCATTCTTGGGATAATTCTTTATTTATGAGTGCTATTGAAAAATCAAGAAAAATTGTTCGGGATAATCAAGAATCGATTATTAAATGGTTTGAGCAAGGTGGAAAATATGAAAATGATGTTGCAATCTCTGATATTATAAGTGCATTATCAGATGCAGAGATGAATGAATTCCTGATTGCCGGGCATGGTAAGGAATATTGGGAGAAGGACGCAAGACATGTACCACTTGAAGTCTTTGCTAATTTAGCAAGCATTGACATTGTTGGAAATGATAGTAAAATTGAGTTTGAAACGATGTTTAAAGAGTTATTTGATACATATAAGGTGATGGTAAAATGACGTTGATTGAATATTTACGGCAAGACAAAGAATTGATCCAAATGCGGAAAGAATGGAAGGAAAAAACAAATGATGCTTTTCCACTATTTAATAATGATGAATTTGGTGATATTGAATCGTACAAAGCGGCAATTAAGAATATGCTGAATAATATGTGAAAGTACTTTGCAGATGCAAGGTGCTTTTTTAGTACAAAAAACACAGGCAGGAACTACTAGGGTATTGGTGTAGTTGGTGGAAAACGCAGTAAGTCGAAGGTGGGAAAGAGAGCGAAACCACAATTGAATAAATGATTTAAAAGGCAGTCGAAAGGCTGTCTTTTTTATACGTCCAAAATAGGCTCATGACATTAAAACTGTGCTGAATAAGTCCCTGTGATACGGATGTAAAACTGTCACACATGTTGGAAGTTTCCACATGGGAAAGGAAAAGAATATGAAATTAGAGGAAGTGTTAGGTGCGGAACTGTATGCACAGGTTAAGGCAAAGATTGATGAAGTCAATGCGAACGAAACAGACAAGCTGAAGCATGTCAGATATGCGGACCTGTCTGAAGGCGAGTATGTCGGCAAAGGCAAGTATGATTCAGAGATCGAAAAGCTGAATAACATCATTTCCGGCAAAGACACGGAACTGACAACAGCAAATGACTTGATTGCACAGTTGAAGAAGGGCACTAAGGGCAATGAGGAATTGCAGGGCAAGATCACACAGTATGAGCAACAGAATGCACAGCTGCAGGAACAGCTGAAGGAAACCAAAATCAGGTCAGCCATCAAGGTTGCGCTTCTGTCTGAAAAGGCTGTTGATGTCGATTACCTGACATATAAACTTAATGAAAAGCTGAAAGAGAAGGTGCCGAGGTAGATCTGACACAGATGTCTGCTTCTAGCACATCTTTCACAATTAAGAAGGCAATGAAGGCTGTCGGAATCACCCAGGAAGTGGTTAATTCAGGTCTTGGAAATCCAATCGGACAGGCTGAAACACAGCTTGCAAAAGCTGTTGCAGGTAAGGTTGACAATGATGTGCTTGAATCAGCATATACAGGAACAATGGTATATGCTGATTCAACACTTGCAGCAATTTCATATAACGGAATTGTAGATGCAAACGCTAAATTTGAGGATGAAGAGGATGGGATTGAAAAGGTTATGTTCATCCATCCAAATCAGGAAGCAACAATCCTTAAAGACAGCAATTTTATTTCAGCTGACAAATATCAGGCAGGAACTATGGTCAATGGTTCTATCGGTAAAATCGCAGGTTGCCAGGTTAAGAAATCTAAGAAGGTTAAGCTTATTCAGTATGAAAAGAAATCTGATGGAACCATCACAATTGTTGCTGCTGGAACAGCAGAGGACTCAACGAATAAGCATCTTGCAACGGTACAGCCATATTGCCAGGCAGTGCTTGCTATTGGTGATAAGGTGAACAGCCTGACAGCTGCAAATCAGTATTACTTAAATCCAATCATCAAAATGGAAGCTGATTCAGCTGATACAGAGTATACGGAAGACGAACTTCCGGCAATCACTATCTTCTTAAAGAAAGATACACAGACAGATGCAGAGTGGAAGCCAAGAACGCAGACACACGAGATCACAACAGCCAAATATTATGGTGTTGCTAAGACCAACGATGCAAAGATTGTCCTTGCAAAATTCAAGAAATAGGGGGTGAATCCCTATGATTATGTCAGTTAAAGAATTCAAGACATTTGTGACTACTGACATTGCGGATGAAGTGATTGAAGCAAAGCTTCAGGCGCTTGAAATGCTGATCCGGAAATATACCAACAACAACTTCCAAAAAAGATCATACAGAAGGACCGCTGACATTGCTGGCGGTCTTTTTCTTGTGGAAGCACTTACACCTTTCAAGGTTGGCGATACAGTGCAGATCACAGAATCACAGCTGAACGAAGGGCTATTCATAGTGAACGAAGCGGATGATTCCACATTTACAGTGAATGAAGAGGTTGAAGATGAAACAGGGGTTCTTGTTACCAAGATTGTATATCCGATGGATGTCAAGATGGGTGTTGTGAACATGATGAAGTGGGATATTGAGAACCGGGAAAAGGTTGGCATACAGTCAGAAACTATCAGTAGGCATTCGGTGACATATTTCAACATGGATGGGGATAATTCCACTATGGGATTTCCAAAGTCCTTAGTCGGCTTTCTGAAGCCGTATATGAAGGTACGATTCTGAAAGGGGTGTTGATATGATTGGTGGAAATACCAAGGCAGCATTGCAGATCAGCACCACTGCCAAGAATGAAATCGGTGAAGCGGAAAAAACATGGAAAACTGTTGATGAAATCACAGGCTTTCTTGATCTGTCTTCCGGTGATTCAAAATACACCACATACAATGCAAAGCTTCAGGAATCAACGCATGTGTTTGTTTCTGATTGGAAACAGCTTGATCCTTCAGTAAAGGCTGAAAACAGCCGGATGGTGGTGAATGGTGAAGCATATGATGTCATGCTGATTGATGATCCAATGGGACTTCATATGCAGCTTGAAATCTATTTGCAATACAGAGGTGGTCAGAATGTCAGTACAGTTTCAGGATAATTCGGCAAAGGTGAAGGATGCATTGAACGATGCAACAAAAGCTTGGCTGTATGAAGCGGCCGGAGAGATGGAAGCACAGGTCAAGCGAAACACCAAAGTTGGAACAGGTCAATTGAAAAACTCATGGACTTATAAAGTGGATGAATCCAAGGGTGAAGCCACAATTGGAAGTCCGCTTGAAAACGCCATTTGGGAAGAATTCGGAACCGGACAATATGCACTTCATGGTGACGGAAGGAAAACACCTTGGGTATACAAGGATGACAAGGGCAAATGGCACACTACTATTGGTAAACATCCGCACCGGGCATTGAATAACGCTTTTACAACGTTGAAAAGCGCATTGAAGGCAAGGCTTGAACAGATTTTGAAAGGAATGTGATCATGACAACAGCAGTATTGAAATTCATAAGTGATGCAATGGCATCTGCAGGGATTCCATATGAATTCATGGAATACACATCTGCTGTTAATTCCGTTTCGTCATATTGGGTTGGTGAATATAGTGAAGTCGAACCAATCACAGAGGATGGATTGCAGGAGCCGCAGTTTATTCTGAATGGATTTGGAAGGGGATCATGGCTGAAACTTGAACAGCAGAAGAAAAAAATTGAAAAGCTATTCCCCGCTATTGGGGGCAGGACAGCAATTCTTGACAATGGATCAGGGGTTGCTGTTTTTTATGGAAATGCATTTCCGGTTCCGACAGGTGATGGATTTCTGAAAAGGTTACAAATAAATTTAGTAGTTAAGGAATGGAAGGTGGAATAATCATGGCAAATTGGACAGATTTTTCAGTATCAGGTGTGTCAGCCACAACACCTACAAATATTATGCTTGGTGCAGGAACACTGTACAAGAATCTTGTATACTCCAAGGATTCAAACAAGTGGACAGGAACAATCCTTGGTGCAACAAGCGGTGGGAACAAGCTTTCTATCAAGCCGGAGATCACGGACATTGAAGTTGATGGTGTGCTTGTTGAAGCAAAGGGATTGAAGCAGAAAACCGGAGAAACAGCGCAGATTGAAACAAATATGGTAGAGATCACGAAAGATTTCTTAAAATCCACAGTAATTGGTAAGGATGGAACATCTGAAGATTCAAGATTTGATGTGATTGAATCAAAGGCATTGATTGAGGACAGTGACTATATTGAAAATTTTGCTTTTGTTGGATTTAAGGCAGACGGAAGTCCGATTCTTGTGATTTTTGATTATGCGATCTGCACCGATGGTCTTGAAACAGACAACAAGAACAAGGAAGCTGCTGTTGTCCCGGCAACATTTAAGTGTGTTGCAAATCTTGTAGAAGGTGGCAATACAAACACGCTGCCTTATCACATTTATGTTCCAAAAGCATCGGCTACACAGGCAGCGCAGAATGCTGTCTCAAAATAATTTGTTTTAAAGGAGATTGAACAATGAGTGAAAATACAGAAAAGAATTATGAATTAAGACCATTGGTCGCATCCGATATGGGTGCAATCTGCAAGATCATCACAGCGGTTGGTGTTCGTCAGTTCAAAGAATGCTTCAATATTGATCAGATTAAAGGCGAAGATGTAGATGTTGAAAAAATCGGCTTCGGTGTGATGTTTGACATTGCAGGAATCATCATTTCCAATATTCCGAAGGCTGAAGGTGAAATTCAGACATTTCTTGCATCTTTGACCGGAATGAAACTTCAGGAAATCAAGAATATGCCTTTTGCTGATTATGGCGAAATGATCATTGATGTGGTCACAAAAGAGGAATTTCAGGATTTTTTCAAACGTGTCATGAAATTGTTCAATCGATAGGATATATCAAGTATATGGATTTGCTGTCACAACGATATGCAAATCCATATTTGATATTGGATGATTTTATCAGATCCGGACAGCTTCATGATTTTTCAATTGAAGTAATGCGGATGATCTCAAAAGAGAGAACCAATAAATCAAGGTGGGAATTCTTTTTGCATAAAGTATGGGACATGCCCTTTGAAGAATATGTTGCTGCTTGCGAGGACAGAAAAGATTCTAAAGATGTCATAATGCAGAAGGAAGAAGCATTGCAGATTATTGATAATTCAAACAGTATTTTAGAAGAATTTACATTATAGGAAAGAATGGAAGCATCTGGTTTTCGGATGCTTTTTTCATACATAAAGAGGGGAGGTGAATCCCTTTGGAACTTTTTAAGTTATTCGGAACGATTGCGGTCAACACCGGAGATGCTGAAAAATCAATTGATAGTATTTCAAAAAAGGCTAGAAACTTAGGTGAATCATTAAAGAAAGTGGGCTCTAAGGTTTCTGGTGCTGGAACAAAGCTTACAGCAGCACTAACTGTTCCGCTTACAGCGGCAGGAACAGCATCTGTTAAGACAGCAGCAAATTTTGAAGATGGAATGCTAAAGGTTCAATCACTGACAGGTGCATCAGATGCGGATTTTAAAAAACTGACGAAAACGGCTAAGAAGTTTGGAGAAACAACCGCATGGTCAGCTTCAGATGTTGCTGATGCAATGGGATATATGGCGCTTGCCGGATTTGATACAAATGAAATTATCCAATCAACAAGCGGAATGCTTTCACTCGCTTCGGCATCAGGTGAAGATTTAGCAACTGTAACGGATATCTTGACCGATTCTATGACTGCATTCGGGGATAGTGCGAGTGATGCTGATAGATATGCGGATGTTCTTGCAACTACGCAGGCAAAATCAAACACTACAGTTGGATTGCTTGGCGAATCCTTCAAGTATGTTGCACCACTTGCCGGATCATATGGTTATAAACTTGAAGATGTATCTACTGCACTTGGAATGATGGCAAATGCAGGTGTTAAAGGATCCATGTCAGGTACTGCACTTTCAAGCATCATAACAAGACTTGGAACTAACACAAGCGGTGCACGGGATGCCATTGAAGCATTGGGTGTTTCTTTTTACAATCAGGATGGAACTGCAAGAAATTTGTCTGATGTTCTCGTTGATATGTGTGATGCAACAAAGGGCATGACGGTTGAACAGAAGGCATCTTTTGCATCCACTGTTGCAGGTGCAGAAGCACAAAAAGGTCTTCTTGCAATTTTGAATCAGGGATCCGGTGCATACCGTGATTTACAATCGAACATCAGCAATTGCAATGGCGCAGCTTCTAATATGGCCGATAATATGGAATCCGGTCTTGGTGGTTCCATCAGAAGCTTAAAATCTGCAATTGAAGGTGTTTCAATCACTATTGGTGAAAAATTGGCACCATATATTAAGGCGGCAGCTGACAAAATCAAAGAATTCTGTGCATGGTTTCAGAGTCTTGACAGTGCTACGCAGGATAACATTATTCGTATCGGTCTATTAGTTGCCGCTATAGGCCCTTTGCTAGTTGTAGTTGGCAAGGTTATCACATTTGCAGGAAGTGTTGTGACTTCGTTCAAGACGATTGCAACCGGGATTGGTACGCTCATGAAGGTTGGCACAACATTAGGAAGCGGAATCACGAAGATTGTTGGTTTGGGTGGAAAGCTTGTAACAGCGATAAGTGCAGTGAATCCGGTGGTGCTTATTGTTATTGCTGCTATTACAGCGTTGGTGGCAATTGGTGTTGCGTTATATAAGAATTGGGACTCTATTAAGGAGCATGCCGGTAAGGTTTGGAATGGCATCAAAACGAAATTGACATCTGTGGCTAGTAAAATAGAAACTTCTGTCACGGATTCGTTTACAAAACTTAAAGACAATGTAATTGAACGAGTCAATGGAATAAAAACATCTGCTTCGAATACTTGGAATGGAATAAAGTCTTCGGTTACAACCGCAGCCAAGAATATAAAAACGTCAGTGACAAATGCGTTCACAGGTTTGAAGAATAATGTGTCAAGTATATTTAAAGGAATTAAGTCGGTTGCAACAAGTGTTTGGAATGGTGTCAAGTCTGCCATTACGAAGCCTGTTGAAGCTGCAAAAGACACAGTGAAGAAAATGATTGATAAAATCAAAGGCTTTTTCAAATTTGATTGGTCATTGCCAAAGCTTAAGCTTCCGCATTTCAAGATTGATGGAAGCTTCAGCTTGAATCCTCCTTCAGTGCCGCATTTTGCAATTGATTGGTACAGGAAGGCAATGGATGATCCTATGCTCATGACACAGCCTACAGCATTTGGAATTAACAAGAATGGTCAGATCATGGCAGGTGGTGAAGCAGGATCTGAGGTTGTGAGTGGGACAGACAAGCTGATGCAGCTGATTTCAGCAGCGGTTGCTTCACAGAATGCAAGATTGGAAGATACGGTTCAAAAAATTCTTGATTTCATGGTGCAGTACATGCCGCAGATGACAAATATGCAGCTTGTGATGGACTCTGGTGCTGTTGTCGGTGAGTTGGCACCGGGAATGGATGCGGCATTGGGAAAAATGGCAAAAAGGCGTGAAAGGGGTGTCAAATCATGATCGGAGTTACATTTGGAGATAAACATTCATTTGATGATTTTGGGATTTATCTGACATCCAAAACGATAAATCCACCGGAACCGCAGACAAATACTATTTCTGTTCCGCTTCGTGATGGTTCCATTGATCTGACAGAATCATTGACAAATGATGTGAAGTACAATGATCGGAAGATTGACATGACATTCAGTGTGGTTCATCCGATGGAACAGTGGTCTGATAAGGTGTCTGAAATCGAAAACTATCTTCACGGAAAGCGAATGAAGGTGGTGTTTGATGATGATGCTAATTATTATTACATAGGCAGACTGAAGGTGAATGAATGGTCCTCTCAAAAGAGCATCGGAAAACTTGTGATTGAATGTGTTGCTGATCCGTACAAGTATGATATTCAGGATGATTGGCTGTGGGATTCATTTGATTTTGAAAATGGATATATCCGTGAATCGGAGAATATCCTGGTATCAGGAAGCACAACGGTTGTTATAGTTGGGAAGCACAAAAAGACCTATCCTACAATCACAGCATCATCGGCAATGACTGTTGCATATAATGGTGCAACATATAATCTTACTGAAGGAATCAACAAGCTGTATGACATGATCCTGGATGAAGGCGAAAACACGTTGACATTCAGCGGATCAGGTAGCGTGTTGATAGAGTATACAGGGGGAAGCCTATAATATGTATAAGGTATTATGTGATAATGCTTTGATGTACGATCCAAGAATTGAAGAACTTGCCTTGATCAATCCGGTTGTTGAATTGGAAGAGAACAAGGCCGGTTCTTTTTCATTTAAGATGCCACCTGATCATCCGTTGTATTCTTCCGTGAAAAGAAGAAAATCGGTGATACAGGTGTATCAGGATGATGATCTGATATTCAGCGGAATGTGCATTGAAGTTGATACAGATTTCTATAAACAGAAGGATGTCTATTGTGAAGGTGAATTGGCATACCTGAATGATTCTGTTCAAAGACCGAAACGATACCAGGGTGTAAGTGTCAGAGGACTTCTTGAGACCTACATTGCAAATCATAATGCACAGGTGGAAGAAGAGAAGCGGTTTACAGTTGGAATGGTTACGGTCACGGATAACAATGACTATATTTACTGCTACACCAACATGAACAGTACGATGCAGGAACTGAAGGAAGATTTGGTTGATGATCTTGGTGGATATTTTAGAATCCGGCACAAAGATGGTGTCAAATACATTGATTACCTTGCGGACAGCATGAACACGAATTCACAGGTGATCAGGCTTGGCGAAAACCTTATTGATTTCAAGTCAAACATTGATTCAAGCGAGATTGCAACAGCAATTATTCCGCTTGGTAACCTTCTTGAAGAAGAAGTTGTTGAAGGTTTGCAGACAAGACTGACCATTGAAGCGGTGAATGATGGGAAAGATTACGTGTACAGTCCGGATGCTGTTGAAAATTTTGGATGGATTTATGCAACCGTCACATGGGATGGAGTGACAACAGCAGCGGCATTAAAAAGTAAGGGGCAGAAGTATCTGTCTGATATTCAGTTTGAAAACATGGTCATTGAAGCAAAGGCAATTGATCTGCATTTTGTGGATCCGAAAACAGAGCGGTTCAAAATTTCTGATCAGATCAGGGTTGTATCAAAGCCACACGGACTTGACCGATATTTCAGACTTACAAAGCAGACAATCAACATCTGTAATCCTGAAAATGATGCCATCACACTTGGCAAGGATGAAAGACTTTCCTTGTCTGCAAAGACTGCCGCCGTAAATGAGGAAATAAAGAAAGCCATTGAGAATATTAAGCCTGCAAGCCAAATCTTGAATCAGGCAGTTGAGAATGCCACACAGCTGATCGCAAATGCAATGGGTGGATATGTTGTGAAGAAAAATGATGAACTTCTTATCATGGACACGAACGACACCAAGACTGCAACAAAGGTGTGGCGGTGGAACATCAATGGACTTGGCTATTCTTCAAATGGCTATAATGGACCATATAGCACCGCATTGACGATGGATGGAAGATTTGTCGCTTCGGCAATCACTTGTGAAGGCTTGGAAGTCGGCAAGAATGTCAAGATGGGTGCAAATGCTAAGATCAGTTGGGAAAACATCACGGGAACAGATGACGTTGCAAAAACAAGTGACATTCCGACAAAAACATCTGAATTAGAAGATGATAAGGGTTATCAGACCAAAGATCAAGTGACAGAGATCACTAAGAACACCATCAAGACATCCAAAATCTCATGTAATCAGTTGAAAGGTGGAACGATTGATGCAAGTCTGCTTACAGCACTTGTGATTCAGACCGTGTGGAATGACATTACTGACAATGTAAAACTTGAAGATGGTTCTATCAATATATATAACACTGACAAAGAAAAAATCATGTCAGTTGACAGAACCGGAATTGCTTTTTTTCATAGCGGAATTGAAGCCTTGAAGATGTCTTTATCCGGTGAAACGGGAGCCGGATCAAGTGGTCCTAGAGGAATGGACTTCTTTGCAAACTTCGTATCTGATTATATCGGATGGACATCCACACCGGATGCGAGTCAGACACACAAGCCTAAATGGGTATATGAAAGGACCGGCGGTTCTGATTTCGGTTATGATCAAGACACCTTGAATGCCGGATGTGACATTGACTGTCATGGTAATGCAATCAAGAATGTTGCTGTATCAGGTGAAGTGAAGGTGAAAAAGGATGTGGAGTTTTCATTTGAAGAAGGAACCACGATTGATACCAAAGGTGCAACCTTGGTTAATGTAAAAATTGACGGTGGTTTCTCAGGCTTTATAAATCCACAATCAGGAAATACGATAGTGGTTCAAAACGGTATTATCGTAAGTGGATGAGGAAGGAGAGTATACAAATGGCAAATATATCTGATCTGCTTAACAAGATTAAATCAGCACGATATGGAAGGGATGTGCGATCTGCAATCTATGATTCCATTGATGCTATGAACACAGAATCAGCAAATGCATATGATGCAGCTATAACAGCACAGAATTCAGCGCAGGCTTCGGCAAAAGCCGCAAGTGGATCTGTAACAAGTGCTACAGAAGCGGCAATCAATGCTAAGAAATATTCTGATTCAGCAAAACAATATGCAGAATCGGCTTCAGTGGCAATCCAAGCCGCATATGATACGAAAACGACAACGGACAAGCATATCACAAATGCGGTTGATGCACCGATGATGGTGACGAAGTTCACGAAGAATCTGTTGAATCCGGCATTGGTAACAACGACTTCTAATGGTGTGACCTGCACGAAAAATAGTGATGGGACATATACATTGAATGGTACAGCTACTGCTAGGACATTTTTTAATATTAATAGTAATATACCTATTATAAAAGGTGTTGCATATAAGGTTGTATGTATTCGAGATGAAGATATTGATCCAGGAAAATTTTTAAGTTGTGTCAGAAGGAAAGCTACATCTGCAGAATATATATTTAATAATGGAACATTTATAGCAGACACAGATTTGTGTTGGTTATGGATAGAAGTCGAAAAAGATAAAACCATGAATAATGTAACAATAAAACCAATGTTAACCACCGATCTTGAAGCTACATATGATGATTATGTGCCATATTCCGGTTATGAGATCAAGACATGCGGGAAGAATTTGCTGAATATAAAAAAAGTAACATATAGTAATCTTCCAGATATGTCATGTGCTATAAATGATGATCAGTCAATTATTCTTAATGGCACAAGTATTGATAATACAGGTGATATATATTTTAATACGTCGTATTTTACCTTTGAGAAAGGGAAAAAATATATATTCAGTGTTGATGAATTAAAAGATAAAATATCAATTAGGTTTCGGCTATTTGGTGGATACACATCAAAAATAGTTTTGTCAACAACAAATGCGTTTGCTGTTTTTGCTCCAACCGAAAATATCACTTTATACTTAAGTATTAACTTTGTTGGAAAAGTAACCGTGAATAATCTGCTAATTCATATACAAATTGAAGAGGTTGAAAATGATGTGATAAATCCATCGACTTATGAACCTCACAAAGAATCCACGGTTCAGATCACACCAACAACCGATGTACCACTTTTTGACTTGAAATCTTTCGATGGCGAAACAAACATCATTAGTCCAGGCAATGTGGAAGTATCACATGCACTCACTGACACCGGAAAATATGTCATGCAGTGTATGAAAAACATTAACGATTTGAAAGCGGATGCTGCAACATCTGCATAGTATTTTACAAAAGATAACCTGCTAAATTGCAGAGAAAGGCATCTTCGGGTGCCTTTTTTGGTACAAAAATCTTATTAGTGGAAATTACAATATAGTTAGGAAAACCCGGAAGGAGAAATGCTATGTGGTCAAAACTTTATGATGAACGTCGGATCACAAGAGTTGAGGCACGCGCAAAGTCGAATACGCATCGAATCGATAAGCTGGAACCGATTGTCGAAGAGATACATACTATGAGTAATACGATGGTGCAGTTGGTAGAAGAAGTTAAAAATACCAATGATAATGTCTGCAATCTCGATAAGAAAATTGATGGAATGGATGCTCGCGTAGATGTTATGGAGCGTGCACCGGCAGAGGACATGAAAAAATATAAGTCTGTAGCGGTTACCGCAATTATCAGTACCGTATCCACCGCTTTTGCGATCGGGTTGGTAACGATGATTGCTCAATATATTAAATAAGAAAGAGAGGTATTTGCTATGATGAAAAATTGCGTATTAAAACCAAGCGTAGACACACAGAAGTGGATGAAGGCGGCAGGAATCCGCGCAATCAAAACAATGGCACAGACTGCAGTTGCTGTGATCGGTACGGCAGCAGTGGTATCAGCAGTAGATTGGAAGATGGCGGTGTCGGCATCT